CACCGACTGCAAAACTTCCAGGTGCTGTCATGTTGTGTCCTTTCTAAAAACCGAGTTTATTGCCCGGGTAGGTACCCGACGTGCCCAAAGTGCCGAAAACAGCGTTGTTCAAGATCAGGTAATTGTTGTTGTCAAATGCGCTAAACGTAAACCGGGCCCTAGTTGACGACGTATCCGCGTCAACTTGTAAACCTTCTAACACGACGCTGTACGTGTTTCCCCTAAACACAAGCGTAAACAACGCACCCGAAAAACTGACCGTGTCGCTAATCATGTCCCGAAACTCGTTTTGCGAAAATGATTCCTGCGACTCGTAGTCACAAGTTAAAGCGTGTGGCGTTGAGGTAGTTGATTTGTATTGGCTTACCAAATACTGAGCATGATTTAAAGCCTGGGCCGTCGTGTAATCTACCGAGTTTTGGTTAAGCCCATAAAAGCCCGAACCTGACTGCTGGCTGGCAAGGCCCACAGGGTTGATCGTGACTTCGGTGTAATAGTTTTCTGCAGCTGACGTAAACTCAATCTCGTTGTATTTAATAGTGTTTGTGGCTCCAGTGTCCGCAAATGAATACCCGGCTGACGTGTCATAGTTTCGTGGGTATAGCACCGTGTATGGCATGTAGGTACCCGATACCAAACTGGTCTCAGATACGTGCCCAACTTCGGTCATGATCACTTCGTTCAATAGGTCTAGGCCGTTACCTGAATAAGTTTGTGCGCTGGCTGTTGACAAACCCGTACCTGTTGTAGTTGTTGAAGCGTTTAACCCAGTTGCTGTCGCCAACGTACTCAACTGTGTCAATGTTCGAGCTTGTGCAATGCTTCGATTATTGAACTGTCGCCTACCCCAGCGTGACAACGGACCCTCACAAGTAATAATGGCCGTGTCCAAGTTGGCAACTATTCCGTACTGGATTTCAACGTCTTTTATGTATCCACCAAAGTTTGTTACGCCACCATTTGAGACACCTATTAAGTCACCAATTTTTGGGGTCGTTGTCCAGGCTGCAATGTTCCTAGACCTAATAGTGCAGCTTGCTGGCGGATACGGATCAGTTGCCCATTCGCGGCCACGGTTCCACGAAATGGACTGCACGTCGTTTAATACAAAGCCACCAGCTAGCAGACTTGTGCCAGCAATTCTTACCGTGTAATCCAATGGGGTAGGCATTAGAACGACCCTGTAACAGCGATGGGCAACGGCCCCGAATTACGTCCGTATTGTCTCAACCCTTCAACAAGTTTTTTGGGGTCATTGGTCTGCACATAAACAGTGCCAATAGTGACACCAGTTGCTTGACCGACCGCCAGCCCGGCACCAACCTGACCTGCCACATTCCCCACAGCTGTATAAGCCTGGTTCAACTGGCGTATGTCACGCAACGCGTTAGATTGCGCCAACAAGTCCTCAGCGAACTGCGACCCGCTAGCCAAGTCCATTTGCATGATCCCTTGGATCGCCAACGGCCCTAAACCCATACCTTGTAGCTTGAGCAAGTTTTTGCCGTAGTTCTTAATTTGCGACACCATGCTTTTAACGTTCTTCATAAAGTCGGGGAAGTTCTTAGAGTCTTTGTACGCACCACCTAGGTCAAACAGGCTTGTAAACGTTGCTGTGATTTCTTCTTTGATTTGACCTAGATTGCGTAAAAACTTTTCCAGTGGTGTTTCAATGTCTACCAATGCTGATCCGTAACTGCGCGTGGATTTTTCTAAGCCTTTAAACAACTTGTCAAAACCGCCAAACAGTTGTGTGCCACCAGGTTGCACAAACACTTCATTTACACGTTGAAGTTCGTCAGCAAACTTGCCTACGTCGTCGGCAGTAGCGCGAAAGTTTTTGCCAATAACCGGCATAACACTGAGGATGGTTCGAAATACCGACGGTGACTCTGCAGCTTTATCATTGTTTTTTTGCAGTGCGTCACCAAGCAAATTCAACGTTTCCACCGCTGGATCGAGCACGTCAATTAGATCGGAAATAATTGGGATAAATACTTTCCCAATGGCTTCAGCTGCTTCCTGCAACTTTTGTGTGGTAATAGCTAACTTGCCTGCGTACGTATCCGCTGCGTTAGCTGCAGACCCACCAAACGTGTCGCTGAGCACCTTCGTCGCTGCGTCAAAGTCCTTGGTTTTGACAATGTTTTCGTCAAGCGGAATACCTAAGCGTTTTAGTGAGCTCAGGTTGCCCTGGTATGCCTTAGCCAACGCCAATGTGACAGTTTCAAGGCTTTTGCCTGAACCGACGCTTACATCTGTTGCCAACGTCAATAGGTCTTGGGCTTCGGTCACGTCTTTGGTTGCTCGTACCAGGTTCTGAAAACCTGTGCGCAATTCGGTGTCCGAGATACCCGCAGCCATTTGCATACTGCTGATTAGGTCCTCGACGCTGGCGATTTGTTTGTCGGTTGCCCCAGTGGTGTTACGTAGAGCTGTGGCAAGAACTGCCTGACTTTTCTGATCCTCGGCTGCAGCCTTTGACATGTTAAAGATCGCATAAGCAGCCGTAGTCGCTGCGCCAGCAATAGCGGTCAACCCTGCAGGGCTTGTCGCTTTCGCCATGATGAACTGAAACTTTTGTGCTCGAGTTTCAAGGGCCTTAAATTGCTTAATCGCGTCTTGTATGCCCTGCTTCTGAAACGTTGAGATAATCGGAATGTTGATAGCCACGGTTAGCCCCTGTTAATTGTTTTCATTGCCAGGATACGTTGTGCTTCTAATTCGGCTCGTTTAACAATGCTCACACAGTTACGAGTCACTTCGGGCAATGTTTCTTCGGCTGCTGGCCACATGGCGCGTGACGCTTTGCGGTAACGATTGTTCAGGTTTTGCACCATAAGGTCGCCGCGCACACTGCTGGGTACGCCACGACGGCCGGCCATGTCAAATACGGAAAGACCACGACCGCCAGCAACTACGTTGATTGTGCCAACAGTTTCGTACTGGATACCTTTTTCAATGTTGCGCCGGCGTGCACGTCGAGTGTTGATCTTCAACTTGATTTTGCGTTCTTCTTTGTCGCCTTCCCACAACGGTTTCTTTTTCCAGTTGTTTTCCCAACCTGACAACGGCGGTTTGCTAGGCACGTTTGCTTTAGCAGCTTCGATTGTCGGTTCAACGGCTTGTTTGAAGTCGCGGGTAAATGATTTGCGTAACGTCTGATCAAACTTGCCCAAAACGCGCAACGTGTCTTTTAGGCCCTCAACTTTAGGTGGCGTTACGTTGGCTACAGCTCTAGGCACGGTTGCGCTCCTCGAGCACGCGAACAACCGTCATTAACTCGGGGTGCTCAAATTCCACGTTTGGAGGCCAGTACCCGGTAGCCACGACAACCTGCGCTAGGAGGTAGCCGACGCTGCCGGGTCGGTAGGGTTTCGGTCGTCTGCCTCGACGATCTCTGGCATGTTTTCTAACTGGTCAATGAACTGGTCCAGGGTTGCTGGTACGACTATGCCAGCCTGGCGTGTCGCTTCATACGCAAAGTAGGCAAGGTCCTCTGCGCCTATGCCGTCACCGATTTGTGAGATTTTGCGCTTGTATAAGCGTTCCCATTTGACAAGTGTTGCCAGGTTCGTTTGTACCTGGCGTGAGTCGCCGTCAATGGTGCGGTAAGCAAGGGTCAGTCTCAAGGGTTTGTCCTTTCGTCGGGCAAGGCTCCGCCCATGCGGGCTTGCTTTGTTTTACTCTCAGCCTGAGGCTGAGGGATCACGTGGTTGCTTTAGCGAGGGTGCCACCACGGAATGTCAGCGTGACTGTGCTGAGCTCTCCGAGGCTGGCTGCAATCGGTGTGTGGGTTTCGAGGTATGCGCCTGTGAGCGTGTAGGACGGGTTAGTTGACGACACTGCACTGCTGCTTGGCTTGAGTACGAGGTTTGTGGTGGTGCCGACCAGGGCGTAGATTGTTGCTTCGGTTTCGGTTGCTGCATACGACTGGTACAGGGTGACGGTCACTTCGTTGTTCTGAAGTCCGCTGGTGTACTTGCGGGCCGTGTCACCAAACGCGGTGGACTCAAGAGCTTCAGCCGTGTACGTCACGGTCGCGCTGGTGCACTGATCCGACAGATCAACGCTGTTGATTGTGACCGCTGGGTTAGAAAGGTAAGTGCTGGTAGGCATTGTCAGTCCTCGGATTTCTTTTTCTTGGTTTCCTCAACGACGAAACCGCCGTCAATAAGTGCCGGGACGTTTACACCCTCAGCCTCAGCGGCTTCAGCGTCAAACACGTCACCGATTTTGCCGAGTCTCTCGGACGCAATCTTGTATGCCATGTTGTCGCCTCCTATGCCGTTTGAGCTTGTAGGGAAATAGTTACAGTGTACGACGGGTATTCTACTCCACCTATCAACGTGTTGGTGGGACGACCGTCAGTGACCGCAACCTGTTTTGCTAAAAGCTGTGCTGCCATCGCCAGTGCCGGGCGTAGCGCGTCAAGGTTGCTGGGTCCCATGGTCAGGATTATGCAACTAAATGTCACTTTGGCAATGTTGTAGTTCCAGGCTTCAAAACTGGGTGCGTCAAGAAATACGCACGGTGGCTGTAGGTTCCGTGGGTCCGTAACGACTGTAAGTCCCGAGATCGTCGCAAGGGTGGCTGCGA